CAGCTCCACCTGAATCAGTAAGAGTAATCTCAACTGTAGAGTCACTGTCTACTACGTTGATACCACCTGCGTCTGTTTCAAGTTTTTTAACGTTGTCGTAATATAATCTAACTGAGCCGTTATGAGTACACTCTAAATAATCTTCATTTCCGGCAAGATTCCTTAATTTGATTTCATTATCACTTCTAATAAATAAATTACCTGTACTATTATCTATAAGTGAATTGCTTCCATCATGCGAGATTTGGAGATCATTTCCATTACCAAACCCCATATAATTCCCATCATTCGTTTTTATCCCAGCCGCTACGGTTTCAAATTTCTTAATTCCATCGTGATATAACTCTACGGCTCCATCGTCAGTAAAATTAGCCATTGGTTCAGAACCAGTGCTATTAATCCTTACATTATTACTTTCTAAAACTAACCAACCAGTACCTGAATCTTTAATATAGCTATTAGAGCCATCATGGTAGATCTGGAGATCTTGGCTAGTTCCTAGTCTTAACTTACAATTATCACCACCATCCAGATCATTATTAAATTCACTACCACCAGAATGTGTAAAGAACTTCTTACTGCCGTCGTAATAGAGTTCTACGGCTCCATTCGCAATAAATTTAGCATAATATTCATTATCCCAATCGTTATAGTAAAACTGACTTCCGTCGGTCTTAGTCCAGAACTCACCAGTATTATTTACTATATAACTGTGGGTTCCATCATGATAGATCTGGAGATCTTGACCTGCACCAAATATAGCTTTGTAGTTATCAGCAGATGAAAGATATAAATTTCCGTTAACAACTACGCCACCATTATCTGTATATAACTTTTTAACGTTGTCATAATAAAGTTCTACGGCTCCGTTAGGTATGAATCTTGCTAGTGTTTCACCTCCATCATTACCTTGTAAATCTATAGAAGTACTACCAGTAATAATATCTAAATTACCTGTAGCATTTTTGATAATGCTTTGGGTTCCATCATGGTAGATCTCTAAATCATTACCCGTTCCAAACCGAACTTTAACACTATCGTTTAAATCTAAACCTGTAGCACCACCTGGTATGGTTGGTTTATTTAAAATCTGTGCATCACCACTAGAAGCATCCCAATCAGATTGAACATTAACTTCTGCTCCAGCTGCTATACCATCTAATTTAGTACCATCAGCTGAGACATCTCTACCATCAACTGTTTGACTACCAGAGAAGGTTATATTACCTGTAAACTGGTTAGCTCCTAATGTTGCAAAGTTACCAGTAGCTGTTACACCACCTTGCCAAGTCGATCCGTTATATACCTTCAGTTCATTAGCACTGGTATCAAAGTAAAGATCACCTGTATCTAAACTAGAACTAGGTGCTGAACTTGCTACACGGTATCTAGCAGCAAAGTCATTAACAGTTGATAGGTTTGTAGCAACAGTATTTACATTAGATATTGAACCACCAACATTATTAATATTAGATACATTAGTTGCACAAGTATCCATATTATTAATGACACTTGTTACTGCTAATGTGTTCATATCAGATACAACATCAGAAGTAGCTAATGTGTTCATATCTGCAACAACATCAGTAGTTCCTAATATTGCTAGATCAGCAACAACAGCAGTAGTACCTAATATAGATAAATCTTCTACTGCAGCAGCTGTACCAAGACGACCTATTTCTGTTGCTTTACTAGCTACAGTAGAAACCTCGGTTGCATTTGGTACTTGTCTGTGGAATGTATAAGTATTTAGTGTAGATGTAGTTTCTACAAGAATACCAATACCTGCAGCATATGTTGTGCTATTAGCTAAACCATTAATAGTGACTGTTGAGTTACCGACAGTGCCGTTAGCAATTGTTGCCACTCCAGATCCATTGGAGGTGACGTTACTACCAAGAGCCTTGATACTAACAATAGTACCTGCACCATTATTAGCATCAGGATTAGCGTTGGGAAAAGATGTCTCATTAGCTATTGGTACGAAACCACCTACGTCATCAAGTAAATCAACTATTCTGTCATTAATAGCAGCTGTAGTAGCAATACTTGTATCGTTATCAGGAAAAGTATCTCCATCTCCAATAGTGCTACTACCACTTATTTGGAAATATCTAGCGTCTGATTCTGTTTCTGTGAAGTATCTTCCGTCTAATGCACCTGTTGCTATTTGAGTAGAGGTAATAGTACCATTTGCTATTTCACTAGCAGTTAATTTATCAGATTGTAGTAGTGTTTTAATTTCACTAGCTGTTTGATCTGCTGTAGCATTAGCTTCTATTGCATTTAATTTACTATGATCTGCATCTGTAAAGACATTACTATCACTAGCAGCCTCCACAGCAGCTCTAATCTCAGCATTAGTTTGATCAGCTGTAGCGTTAGCTTCTATACCATCAAGTTTTGTTCCATCTGCAGATACATCTCTACCATCAACAGTACCTGTAGTAGCTATATGTTGAGATCCAAAGTCAGGACTAATCTTCGTACCAGCTATAGCAGCTGATGCGTTGATATCACTATTAACTAAAGAACCACTGGTTACACCAATAGTAATTTGACCACTACCAGGACTGTTATCCGTAACAGTGATCTTATTACCAGCTGCAACATCAGTAGTTAATGCCGTATCTATTTTACTATCTACACGAGCGTCGATTGCTCCAGTAGTACTAATCGTAGTATTGTTTGATACCCAAGTTTCAGTACTATCAACTGAGTCTTCAAGCTTATTCCAAGCATCATCTGCAGTTTCTTTACCTTCTTCACCGATGTAAATAGCTTGTAGAAAGTTATCGTTTAAGTCTTCAGACTTGATAGCTGAACCTGCGTAAAACGTAGCGTTCGCACTCGACTCATCTGTATCACGATAAATTCTTACCTTTGCTCCGTTGGCGGGTTTCTTATCACTATTAAATTGTATTGTCGTAACTGATGGACGGGTGTAGTCCGTTGTAAGTTGTTTAACAACGCCATCAACGCTAACCTTAACGTCAGTGGTCTTTAGATATGGGAATGTATATGCGAACGTGTCTTGAGAACCCGTTCCGTTGTGTTCATTGTATGTGTTAGCCATTTAAAAAGCCCCCATAAGGGGGCGTGTAAGAATTTATGGGTGGCTATTTAGTTGTTCCGTACTTGAGGAATTCTTGCTTTTTCTTATAGTTCTTTCTTGATTGTTCAGCTGCTTCATCTATTTCATTAACACCCATAAGTCTCTTAACTTTAGACTTACCAAGTCCTAATATATCTAGATGTGCAAACCTTGGATCATCAGCTATTTGCCTTTCAGCTTTTTCTTTAGCATTATTAAGTAATAGCTTAAGTTTTTTATAGACAGTTAGTTCATTTCTAAACTCACCTACTTCAGCTTCATCTGCACCTGAATTAATGTATTTACGAAGTTTATCTAAGTCTTCATTAAAGACTTTACTCTTCGACATCTTTTCAACTTCTTTCCAAAGCTGTTGTTTACCCATATAGCGACCTATTAATTCACGTGCTTCTGGGGAGTATTTTATTCCTTGAGAACTTTTTTCAATTTCAGCTATGTCATTAAAACCAGAATTTAATAACCATAATCTCCATGGTTCATTACCACCATGTACCTTAACTGGGTTAATAGCATTTAAAGCTCTAAGGATAGGGTTATCTATTTCATCAATTTCTTCACCTGTCCAATGGTCTATCTTAGAATAACTCATATCTTTAAAGATGGTATTATTCCTGACATAACCTATGAAATCATTATAGATTTCCTTTTGTGCATTAGTGATACCCTTAGCTATAACACCATGAGCACCAGACATCAATGAAGCTGCTCTGATGTTCTGAGCTGCTAGACGTTTAAACGCACCTTCATCACCTCTTAACATTGCACTGATTGGCTCTAAACCTTGTAGTGGTGTTTGATTAAGGTAAGTAGCTGCTATGGTCCATATAGCTTTACGATGTAGCTCTTCAGTCATGTTTGTACCCAGAGCTGTTTGATAGAAAGCCATATCACCCATCAAGTTTAAATACTGTTCAATAAATGGGATACCTTTATAGCTAACCCAAGCATTGCCTATTTTAACTGTATTTGGTTTCCAACCTTTCTTTTTAAGTTTAACCATCTCACTATGGTTAACAGGTCCATTACCTCTAACATTACCTGCCATTGCATACATATAAGTAAGACCAACTGCACCAGCACCCATCATTAGACGACCTTCATATTCTTCTCTAATGTTTTGATAGATAGCCATTGGATTGGGATGTTCATCAGCATTCCTAATACCATGCTCAGCTAGTACTTTTCTAATCTTATTCATATCATTACCAGCATCTAAGATATCTCCATACTTACTGATACCAGGTATTGCACCTAGTGGGGTATAAGATAAAGATAACTTAAGTTGGTTCATACTTGTCCTTGGAAACATCATTAGAGATTTCAAAGGAGGTACTTTGTTTAATAGTGGGTTGATAGTTTTACTGAATCCATCATCTAGGTTTAAAGCTATTTCACCAGATGCACGTTTAGCTGCAGTATTTGTTAGTAATCCATCAGCATTAAACATGTTGGAGTAGTTAACCTTTTCAGCTTCTTTAACTTTTGCAGTAAAGACTTTAGGATCTAATGACTTACCGTATTTAGTCATCACATCACTGTATGCTTCTAACCTTGATTGGAAAGTACCAATGAAGGTATCAGTGTAAGCATCAACAGTAGACATACCTGTAATACCAGTTCTAAACCATGGTTGACGAGCTATCTTACGTTGCCAGTTAGCCCATCCATACATGAAGTTATTGTAGTAGTCTCCATCTTTAAGCCATTCTTCACCATAATCATCAAGGATTTCCCATTGATTACTTTGCTCTACAAGGAAATCTTTACGAGCTGCTTTCATCATGAAGTCTGGATCTTGATGAACCTTTTTCATACGAATCAAAGCATCATCAAAAGCTCTACTAGCTGTTTCAAACATGTCGCCATATAAATAGGCTACTCGTTCTAAAGGCTCCATATCTCTTTTCAAAATTGAGCTTAAACCTGCTCTACTAAAGGCTGAGATAGGTTTAAGGATAAGCATTGAAGCATTACCTGCTAATGCTCTAAGAGGTGATATACCTGATAACACATTGTTATAGGTAACAGCCCAAGCACCACTAGCAAAGTGATTCATTTGCCATCCACTAATACCTAGTTCTTTAGCTTCTCTGCTATATAAAAGACCACCTGGATTTAGGTGATATTTTGCATACTGTTTAAGCTTAATTAAACTATCAACATTACCATTTGTTGCATCATACGCTTTCATTAAGGTACGACGTAGTTTTGGACTCTTTGCTGCTGCCTCTTCTAGCTGCTGTCTAAAGGCTTTATAATCACCTTTAATTAGTGTTTGCTTATCACCAAACTCTTTAAGAGTTAGTTGAGCTATTTCACCTGGATCTTCAGAACTTAATAAACGTTGCCACCAGTTTCTTCTTTGCAGTTGAGCACCAGCAATATACTTAGCTAGTCCGTATTCAACGTTTAATACTTCAAGCTTATCTTCGACATTCTTAAAGACCTGTGCATCATCCACTAAGTTTTTAAACTGAACCGGTGTGCCTGATTTAGCTGAGATCTCTGCACCTAATGTGTGCATGACTCTTGCAGATGATTCAGTTACTTCTCTACCAAGATAAACGTTGACTAAATCATTGATAGCTAAAGCTGCTGCATCAGCGGCTCCTGCATCATCTAAATAGGTTACATCTATTTTCTTTTTAACTTCATTAAGTAGACCTTTTGTATCTCTATAATGTTTGTTTTGTAGAAGTTCCCTTAAACCATCACCTGTACCTTCACGCATGATCCTGTTATAGATCTCGTAAACACGTTCATCAGCTACCTTATTATTTGTTCTAAATAAACCTTGTACAGCTTGGTAGTTATCTGCCTCTTTAGCTTTAAAAGCTATATGAGCTATAGCCTTACGTGAGTTAGGTCCAAGTATCATACCATCTTGCATGGCATCAGTTAATGGATTAGTAGGTACATCTAATGGATCTATATAACCAGCTATTTGAGCATCAACATCTACTACATTTTTAACAGCTGCTCCTGGTGAGGGGGTGCTTATACCAGCTAATTCTGTTTCACTAGCTAAACCAGGTGTTATATCTTTATCGTAGCCTGTTACTGTCGGGTCTTGTAGCTTTCTAATTGCTCTACCGTCTCTAATAATTTGACGTTTGTTTTGCCTATCTCTGATGATTGATTCACCAATGTTTTGAGTAGCGTCTGAAGAACCAGTCGTAACAGCTTGATTAATTAGTTTAGCTTTCTCTTCATTTAAAAGTTTAATTTGATCTTTAGATACACCACCGCTATCAATAACGGCATCTATATCAGCTATTCTAGCTTTAGTATCTAGTTCTAAATTATCAAGTAATAACTTACTCTTCCAAGCTTTAGACTTTTTACTACTAGGTATTATACCCTTCAGCATTGGTTTACTTGCAGTAAGTGCATAAGCTATTAAATCTCCTACACCCTGAAGAACACCTTCATCCAACATACCTAATAATCTATTGACTCTAGGATCAGTTGCATCAGCATCAGCTAAGTCTCCAAGAGTAGGAAACATACCATTAGGACCAGCAAACCAAGGTGCAGCTTTAGCTAGTCTTTCAAAGTTCTTTGGATGTAAAATTAATCTATTCTCAGCATCTCCACCGTAATCACTTAGGCCAGCTATACCCATAGATATACCTATACCACTACTAACATTAGCTACTGCTGTAGTTGTTGCTGGTAGTTTTGCTGCTCCAATAAGTGACGATGCTTTTCCTTGTGTATATATAGTAGCTGCAATAGGACCAGCTATCTCTCTAAACTTTTGAGCATTAGGATCATTAAAACCAGTAATTTCATCCCATTTATCATTAACTACTCCTAAGCCTGGTATCCTACCAATAGCATCTATAGGTAGGTCTAATATACCCATACCAATAGCATGAGTCCAATTACTTGGATCCCAATCTAGTTTTGTATTTTTATGATGTCTCCAGGGAGAAGTGACTAAATTCCTAGCAATATTTAAAGCTTTATTGGTTTGAGGTTTTTTAACATCATCTTCAGTAGATTCTGGTTGTTCTGGTTGCTGTTCCTGCTCAATAACTTCTTGTTTGGCTTTTTCTTCTTCTTCTTTTACTTCATTACCTAATGAAGGGGTGAATGGATCTCCGCTGTTAAGTACCATAATTATGCTGTTAAATTATATTCTTGAGTATATGGATGATTTTCTAATCCAAACAACGGATAGTCTTCGGATGTTTCTGGATTTAGTATCGGTTGGTTAATTGTTTCCCATGCTTTTTGAACAGCAGGAGACATTTCATAAGGTTTTCTAACTATTGATGGATCAGCAGCTAACACCAATCCTTTTTTAAGATCTGCATTAGTTAAAGCTGACATTATTTTATGTCTAACAAGAGGATCTTGAGCATGATCACCCCAAGCTCTTCTTAAGGTTTTTAAATTAATAGTACCTTCTTTCAAATCTTCATGACCTAAAAGACCAGCTTTCTCCATTAAGTATCCTTGTTCTCTTATGAAGTCATATGGCTCGGGATATTTATCAGGATGTCGTCTAGACATCTCTACTGCTATCGGATGATAGTCAAAAGGTAGTCCATTTTCTACTCGCTTTGAGAATGCTTTAACATAATCAGGATGTATAACTATAGCTGTCTTTACTGTATCTCCATTATCTGACAGCTCTACGAACATATTAAATTCTTCTGTCGTATTTAATGGAAAGTGATCGACACTAAGTTTCTTTGCTTGTTCTGCTTTGAAAGTGAAGTTTACAAAGTATTTGTCTGGCTGACCTTCTCTACCTTTTTCTTTATCATCATCTCCATAACCTTTCGTTTGAAATAAACCGTCAGGTTTATCAAGCTCCTCAGTTAGTTGTTTATGACAAAAATTTCTATCTTTTCCACCAATGATACATTTATCAAACATCAACTCAGCACCTTTTACAGCATTTCTATAAGAAATATCCTGTCTTTGACCTGTCTCTTTAACTTGTTTAGTGTTTATTCTATTCCATAAAGCATCGTCGATGTTTTTTTTAAAGTTACCTTCATAATCAGCAACTTTTTTTAGCTCTTGATTTTTAACTACTGTTGCTATTTCTTCTTGGGTAAAAGCATTTTTAGGTAGTTTTGGATTTGTTACGTCTTCATAAGTTGCTGTAAAGTTATCTACTTTTTCCTTGGCATCTTGAAGATAAACATTACCATCTATTGAACCTGCTGGAGTTTCTTCCGTAAGATGTGCAAATCTATCTACTATAACTGATTGGTTATACCCCTTTTTACGCCATTCTGCGAATTTAGCTTCTAAGGATTCGTTAGTTAAAGGAAAAGCACCTGATTCTACATCAGCTTCAAATTGATCAAGTTCCTGATCTTGATCAAATTGTTCCTGCTGAGCCTTTAAACCATCTGCTAACTTTTTATCAGCTTGGTATTCTTTAAGATATTTAGATATAAGTTGTTTATTACCCTGATTATCATACCAATTAGCACCTTCACCACCTGGAGGGTAAGGTATTTTTTTTAAAACCTCTTCTATCTCATCAGCTGAAGCACCCGAATATACAAGTCCTTTTAAGAAAGTAGACTTAACTGTTGTACCGTCTAGTGTATTACCATAAATATCAGTAGGTGTATTTTGAAGTCTTTTAAGCCAATTTGCTGCAGCAGCTGTTTTTACTTCTATACTTTCACCTTTAGTCTTTAGTGCAGTATTAAGTATAGTCTGGTAGTTATCAGTATGCTCCTTTAAATCTTTTAACGACTTTTGTAACTTTGACCTACCAAGAATGTCATTTCTGGCATTAGACATCTTTTCAAATGTCGGACCAAGGAAGTCAGCACTTATTGGTTTTCCATTGTTCGTATATAAGCCATGTCCCTTTAAATATTTAATATTAAAGTCGTCAATAAAAGCTTCCTGTTCTGCAGGATCAGTAAGACCAGCTTTAAGTAAAGCAGACTGTAATGTAGTTTTGTAGTCATTACCAGCTTGTATTGCTATACTTTTCATTAAAGCATATTTAACAGCTGAGTTACGACCCCTAACAAACTTCACCTCTGGAAGTGGGTCGCCTTGCTCTTGCATTTTATCAGCTTCTTGTTCGAACCTTTGTCCACGTGAGAATAGGTTATCCTCAAGTAAATCAATTCTGAATTTTTTAAGCTCTTCTATACCATAAGATGCATAGTAATTAAGAGCAGCATCATGAGTTACATTCCAATCTGCTTCATCCATCTTTTGCTTAGCTTCCCAAGCTGATGGGGCTAATTCAACAAGGGTTTCTAAAGTAGACTTAACGTTATTACGCTTAGTCTCAGCTTCAAAATTTTGCTCAGCTATACTTTTATTAACTCTTAAAGCAGCTTCTTGGGTTCGGCTAACCTGAGATTCAATGTTGATTTCTTTTAGGTTAGCCTCTGTTGCTTTTTGAACTTTTAGTAGATCCGCTTCACGTTGAGCGTCTCTTTCTTTTTCTTCTCGTAAACGTCTATCTTCACCTTGCTCATCCTCCTTTTGCTTTTCCCGCATACGGGACAGAGAGATATAGCCAGGATCAATATTACTCCAACCTTTGCCTTGGCTTTGTTGGTATTGTACTCGTGCCATTTTGTTTGTTGTGACTATTTATATACGTGTAAAATTAACATCAATCTCGTTATAATTAACACCTAGATATCCATTATCCATTTCATATACAGAATAAGGAGCTGTTTTTAGTAAATCTTGAGCTATAGCACCTTGATATCTTCTAGTTGTTGGTTCTCCTTTGTAGTTCCATTCGTAAATAGAATGTCCATCAGGAGATTTTTTAATGTAGGTGATGTTTTCTTTTAGCTCTATGTCACTTGCACCTCCTCCAGATGCTGGGTTTGAGGGTTGACCAGTTCCATAAGTAGTATCGGTAACGTTACCTGAATAAGTATTTGCATAAGCTGTAAAACCAGCTCCTGCAGCATTAGCGATAACACTTCCCATACTTGGTACAGGTGTTGAAGCTATACCCATAATCGGCTTAGGACCGAAGTCAAAGTCTTGTAGGTATCTTGGGAATATATAATCAGCTATCGGTGTCTCAGCAGGTTTCAGAGGTGCTGGAGGTGCTTCTGGTTTAAGCATACGTTGAGCGTCAGCTGCACTAATAGCAGCTTGCATACTTAGATTCGTATCCCTTTGAGCATTGATTAAATTTTCAACTAATAGTTCAACTTGTCTACCTTCATCGTATAGCTGAGTTTGAGCAGCCTTAGCTGCACTAACACCAGCTCTACCTTTAGCTCTCGCTTTACCTCTAGCCATTATACTTTCTACTAATAATTCCTCTTGCTTATATGCAGCAGCTTTTGAATTCTCTACAAACTCTAATGCTGCTTGATCCTTAGCACTTTCAACAGCTCCTTTATAAAGTCGTTCAGATTTTTCATAAAGTTTTTGTTGATTCCTTACTTTTAATTGGTGTATCTGTAAGGCATGTTTATAAGTTCTTAGATTATTAGCATCTTTAAACTTAGCTAGTTTTTCTTCGTTACTCTTCTTTAAAAGAATTGAACGTAATATCTCATCCCTTTCAGCGATAAGCCTTTGCTTACCCATTTCCCAAAGAGGAAGATCGTACTGTTCGTACTTCATCTTCAGGAATGCTTCTTCCCTACGTCGTTGTTTCTTGGCTGATCTACGGCCAAATAAGCCGCCTATCAGATTTAAACCACCAGCTACAAGTCCAATAGTTACTGGATCTGTCATATCTAAGTCCTCCTATAAAATCGTGGTGAGTAGTTTCCTTCCCACATCATCGAATTAAGAGAGACGGGAAATGGTGAGTCATTAAATAATCTCACCTCTGTATTTTCAGTTCTTTGATGGATTGGGACAGTAAAGATTGTATGTTCATTTAATGGTACATCATTAGCTAAATAGCTATCTGCAGTTAAAATTGGATTTATTGAGTACCACTCATTTACATAAATTAAAATTGAATCATTAGCAGCTGGTGCGCTGTTAAATCTAATCTTTGTATCACTTTGGAAAGTAAAAGCAGTATTAGATATACCTTTTACTTTTACCTTTATTTGATCCCTATCTATATAATCAATTTCATCAGTAGTCCATTCAAAGTCAACAGTCGATCCATCTCCTGTAAATGTCTTACTACCTGCATACCTACCTTTATTTTTTACTTTAAATCCCATCATTCCAGATAGACCAACAGCAAACTTCATACGAGCTAAAGTTAATGATGCCGTATAGTCAGTTGTAGTACCTTGACTACTGAGATAAAAATAAGTTTTAGGTAGTTTTACATCAAAGTCATATCTATAACCAAGGATTACATTACTAGCTACACTTGTTAGATCCTTACCAGGTACTGAGAAATATGATCCTGTACCATCTGAGCCTCTTCCTGGTGTGATAGTAAATCCAGACTCAGAGTATGTACCACCAGATGTATCACCAGATATAACAATAACTGGATCTAAATTCGTATCATCAGTAAATGGTAGATAGCATTTAGATAAATCATTAGTAGCATCATAAGCAACTGACGATGCAGCTTTATATAAATCCATACAAGGGTTTACTCTATCTCCATTATTATTAACTATGATTGCATCCTCTGGACTTTGAGTTAGGTTAGCTAAAGATATAGTCCAATTATTACCTTGTTTTGTTACAGCATAGAAATCATCATTATCTATGTTTATATGTTGTACAGTCCCAGGTAGTCTCCATTTAAACCATGATTGCATTAATGCTTTTTCACCATCATTATAAGTTCTAAAAGCATAAATATCCCTTGAAGATTGACTTGATAAAGCAAGTAGTTGTGACTGCACACTAGCTATAAACGTATCAATATTTGTAGGTAGCCAAGTATCAACAATAGTAGATATATCTAATGACTTAGGTGATCTATCTTCACCTTGAAATATCATTGAAAATACTCTAGTTTTACCAGGTGTTTTTGATAAGAAATTAAAGTAAGAACCAAAGTCAACAGGATTGATATTAGTATCTAGTTCAAAGTTTGATATTGCCTTAGTAGAGGTAGTTAATGGACTTAGTATTCCATCATTCTCAGAAAGCATTATAAACTGTTGATTCTTAGCAAATAGTATTAAACCACCAGCAGTGGGTAGTACATTTTTTAGTGCTGTAGGTCGAGTAGTTTGACAAGCTATATCTATAGGGTCAGCATCTGATTGAGTTCTAGCTGTTATATGAAAGAAGTTAAACGGTTCACCAGCTTGACTAAGAATAACATTATCACCAGATAAGAATCCTAATCTATTGCTATGATAGAACGTCTTCTCAATCTTGTTATCTATAAAACTTGGTGCAGGGTTAGTTAAATCATCACCTGCTAAACGTTTAGTAAATGCTGCAGGTCTTATTTGAAACGTATTGGCAGCTGTATTGATTAATTCATGAGGCATAGTACGATCTACTATCCCTGTAAATACATTTGGATCTATGGTTTCGACCCAATGACCATCAGATACAGTAGTTTGTGTTTCATCATCTGCTATAAATTTAACCCAATAATCATCCTCATCTAAACTTGCAGAATTTGTTACATGCCATATATGATTATGAAATGCATTAGCTGGTAAAGATGCAGCTGTAGCAGCATTCTCTTGGAACGTAGTAACTAACTGTGTTGTTGCATCATACCCATCTCTTAAAACTTCCCAACCACTACTATTGAGTTTATTAGGTGCATATGCAGGTATGTTTGTATGAGTAACTTCTACTGCAAAATATTCCCTTCCTTTTTTTTCAGGTATAGCTGGATTAACTGTGTTATCTGCAGCTTCTAATTGTACTGTACAATCAAGTTGGATTGCATCATTGACAACCTGAAATGCCAGTTCTCCATACTGACTGGTTAAACCAAACCCTGCATGATCGTTAGCTTCAGAAACTATACGTTGTCCTAATGTCTGCAACCAATCAGCTAAAGTCATACTTTGGACGTAGTTATTAGACCAGCTAGTTATGTGTAATCCTGATCTGGTTACAGTTGTACCATCATTCCTATGAAATTTAAAAGTCCAAGCACCAGCTGGGTTAGTTGCAGTATTTGTACTTGGTTCAGTATCTCCCATTAAATGATATCTTCTATCATGTATAGGAGCTGGATCATAAAGTAATGTTTGACGTGTTCTTAACCAAGGTTTAGTAGGTGTTGCTTCTGCTGTAACTGTAATATTATTATTAGTAATTATAGTTGTATCTTGTACGGTTAATACATCGTAGTTATCTCGTGTACCATTGAAGTAATCACCAATAGTGTAGACGTATTTCCATTGAACAACCTCCCCATCATAAGCCCAAGTTACACTATTATCACTGATATTTGTACCAGTACCTGTAGGATCAGTTGTACTATTACCACTTGTACCTGCTGTTGTACATTTGTAATACCGATTATATTGTTCAACGCTACCACCATTTACTGTATTACCGCCAACACCAACAGTATATTGATGTCTTACTAGATCATTGACAGCATAAGCTGTAGAATTTTCCCAAGTAGCTGTATGGTCAAATATTGAACTTCCAGTACCTGTAGGTGCATTAGCTCCTGACTTACCAGGACTTATACATTCATAAATTTTAGTACTATCACTAACAGTAGCACCTCTTACTCTATCACCTACTTTATATTCTGTATTTGTAGTCCATTGACCAAAACCTAAAACCTCTTCTGAAGTTTTATCTATAGAACAAGTTGCACCAGTAATAGCATTCCATATCATTATTAATCCAGCATATACTCCTGTACCAAGACATCCAATATACTTTTCAGTATCTGAGTCTCGGTTGATGTAAAACCATTTAGCTGAATCTAATGAAGAACCACTTAAAATAGTACCATTTGAGTTCTTTAAGGTTGATATAAATTTAAAACCTGGTCGTTTTGTTAAACCAATGGTGACATCTGGATAACCATTAATTAATTCAACAACTTGACCAGGAAGTTTTTTATCGTCAGATTGTCTAGATACACCTCCTAAATAATTACTGACTCTTTGTGTGACTGCTGCCATTATCTCAAAAGTGCTTTGTAAGGTTCGAAACTAATGTATGGTTCTGAGCCGTCTGGTCTACCAAAGAATGAATAATCTCCTTGTTGAGTTTCATACTCCAATGCCATAGCTCTCATATAAGCTTCACTTTGTTGAAGCATTTGATATTGACCTTGATCTCCTACAATACGACTAGAAGTTTTAGTAGCTGCTCTAGCTGTTATATAATCTTGAATAGGTCTAGGCAGATCAACCCAATCAAATAACCATACAACATCACATTCTACTGCACCATCTGTCCATTCATATGTATGCTCTTCTTTATCATATAACTTACCTTGTCTTCTAACTGATTGTTTATTACCGTTATTTGCATTATGTGATAAGTCTATTTGTAATACATTATTTGGTATCTTTATTTCATTGTTTGCATCTGGTGTGAATTCGTAATGAGCTTCCTTATTAAATGTCCAGCCTTCTGACTGTACTTCTCTAGATGTTTCTATAAGAGTGTCATAAGCAATCGCAACGTCTGGGTTGGTTTGATCTAATGAAGTGACTGGAGCCTGACCACAAGCTGCCAGTATTTGATTTACTGCTGGTAGTTCTTGAGCAGCGTTAGTGGTTGGATAAGGCATAGGTATAAATATTTATGAATAAAAAAAAGGGAGCCATAAAGACTCCCCATTGTGTGCATTTTAGAATGCAGCGTTACCTGATGAACCAACTGCAGCACCTGCAATAAGTTCAACACATGCGGCTGGGTTGACATAATCTGCCCCGAGCGCTAAGCGACCCAGTATCACGTCACCCTGGTAAATCACACTAACATCTCCCTTCGTTACTTGAACTTGAGGACCGATAGCTTCGACTACACCAGCAGATTCACGTTGACCGATAATACCACAAGAGTTAGCGAATTCTGTTTCTTCACCGTACTCGTTGTTAATACCAGTTACGTCGTTAGCAGCATCTTCAACGACTTCACCGACAAAATTACCGAGGTTGCCAGGAGAAGCTACTCCAGGGTTAGTAGCAGATGCAGATCCAAACTTAGTACCATACTGTGAGAAGAATGGGATGTTCATTGATTTGTAGATCTTGATGCCTGCAATCTCAACGATTCCGTTACCCTTCTGACGTGAAGTACCTTGCTCGTCTCTGTTAACTAGACCGTTATCACCAACTTGTTGTATTAATTCGTAATATTGTCTTGGGTTTAAGACACCGAATCTCCCGTCAGTACTGACTCCTTTTTCGTCCATTGCTGCTGCAGCGTCATAGAACGCATTCACAAGTGCAGTTGCACTGTAAGCATCGGATGCTTGGTTGTTAGTACCAACACGAATCTGAGTACCACCTGGTTCTGCGAATCCAGATTTAGTTACTGGAGAAGCAGCTCTAGCTCCACGAATGATTGAACGGAACACTAGGCGATCATACTTTTGAGCAAGAGCGTATCCAATCTTTCTGGATATCTCAGATCTCAAATCGTAGTGTGCAAGTGTCTCATCTAATTCATAGAGGAAAGCTGAACTGATAAGTAGATCATCAACTGTGATGGTCTTCTCAGCTACTGGTGGCGCACCATCGGAGTTACCGAGTATGCTGTTACCTGGTGTATGGTACTCAGCTTTGGTACGACCTGTGTAGATGAACTG